CATTACACAGCTACATATCTTAATGAACATCCTATATATCCAACTGGTCTATACTCTTCAGGATTATCCAATACTTTTTCTAACATATCACGAATCATTTGTTTATCATCTTCATATGTTCTTTGTGGGGCATCAATATCTTGAGGGAAATCAGGTGACCAAGTTAGAGTAATACTTTGTTTAGGTTCATATGTTTCTGGATTGTAAGTGGTGGGGGCAAATACACATCCATCTTTTACGGGGTCATGCATGGTACCCGACTTATACCTTTTTGGAGTAAACATTAAAGTATAGATGTATCCTACTTTATGTTTATAAGTTGGGTTATCTGTATCTGATATTTTTATTGATTTTACAACAATTGGGGTTGTGTTATCTTCTGCTAACCCACTCGGATGTTCCATCCAAACAATTTTATCGAACTCAAAGTGTTTAATAAATTCTACCTCTACCTGTGTAATTTGTTCACTTGTTAAGTTGTTAATACCCAATGCGTCCATAGAGTGACCGCAAATGTCTAGTAGTTTTTCTGTTAAATTTGATTTCATGATTTTATTTATTTATACCGTAATATACGAACATTATTTACAAAGCCCAAACTGAGGGTAAATTTCTGTTGTATCCTTTTTCATCATTACATCCGTAACCGATTATCCATTCATCTTTAAACGTTATCACACACATCTCTCTTGCTCAAATCCTATAATGTGAGGTCGCCAAGTCATACGATACCCGTTATCCCTCACCCAATTAAATACTAAGGGGTATGATTGGAATAATCCTTCCCTTGTATCACCACTAGGCATAAACCATACTTTATCTTGAGGTACCTCCATAATTTTAATAAAATCTAAAATTTCAGCTAAAGCACCCTCATCTTGTCCCCCCCATACTGGTTTTATGTGGTAATCTGAATGGTATTCTATTGATTTTTTTATTGCTTCATAATTGAGTCTAAGTTTATTATGCTGTTTCACCATCCTTTCATCAGTAATCCCACCTTGTGGTGTTTCTACACCAACGACTGGAACAGAATTGCTAAACTTAGGAGAAATAGATAACAAATTAATAGGATAGTCCGTGGGGAGAAAATGACTTCCTTCAGTTTCGATAGTAATAAATATATTATTTTCATGCGCAAAGTGAGTTAATTCATTTACTAAGGTAGGGTGAAGTGTAGGTGAACCACCCGTTAACATCATCTCTTTAATGTGGGGGTTTGATTTGTACATGGCAATAATATCATTAAAGGTATGTGTTCCTTTTTCAGGATGGATTGAAGTATAGAAAGAATCACACCATCCCCCTTCACGGAAAAAACACCTGTGAGAACATCCTGTAGTTCTGACTACTACTGTTGGATAACCAGCTCTACTTCCTTCACTCTGTACCGCTGTGTAAACTTCTACAATAGGTAAAACCTTATCATAGTCTGGTAGTCGTTTTAATTGTTTGTGTTCCATAATTTTTTAATGTGATTATTTCACTTTATTTATTACCTAATCTATTCACCATAATACGCTGCATTTTTTCCGTGTTCCATAAATTTAACCTTAGTTACTCTAACTCTACCATTAGTCTCTTCTAATACGAAGGGGTTAACCTTATTAAAAATGAATTCAGCAAATTTCTCAGCTCCTGTAGCTTCAATAACTCTTAACTGGATTACACCTAAATCATTCATTGTTTTCCAACCACCCATTCCAGGATCATCTTCAGCAACAATAACTGTGTGGTCAAATATATAATCCATCCACTCCTTGGGTTGTTTACCATCAATTAAGGTTTTAGCACGTTTAGCCATCCCAAAATCCATAACCCAATTTTTTTCATCTAATTCCCCTTCAAAATATATTTTGAATGAAATGCCGTAGCCATGTAGGAATCTACGGTCAGCAATGGGTTCCCTCGGCTCGCCATTGGCGAAAAACCGTGGAGAACCCATCGTATACTTTACTTGATTGAAATTTATTCATTTTTAATTAAATTTTAGTTTTTTATTATTTATTAGAAATACTTAATATTTATCCATTATACCAGTCTATAATTTGTTGTTTTGATTGCATTCCAACTTTACGACCTAGTTCATTTCCCTGAAGATCAGTTAAAATTAAAGTTGGAGTAGATTTAATGTTATATTGTTGTGTTAACATTGTATCATAATCAATATTAACTTTTTTAACCTTAACACCACTACCCTCTAAACTTTCTATAATTGACCCCAATGTTTTGCAAGGTTGACACCAATTAGATTGGAAGTAGAGAATTCCTCTGTTATTATTCATAATTTTTAATTTATTAATTTTATACTAATTCTTCGATTATCCCTACTATTTCACTCAATATAAGAACAATTGCTGCAGATTCCAAATTAAAAGGAATGAGAATATATCCTGCAATTCTTACTGTTGATTTAGCAAAACTTACGTATTTATGTAGTTTTTGGTTAGGCATGTGTTCAATTTCTTTCATATTTTTATTTCTTATTTAATGTACGAATTATTTGTTGTTTACCCAAGTGTGTTTTTCCTGGTGATGTAAATCTCTATGACAATTTGAACATATAGGTATACATTTTTTTAATTCTTCTCTATATGATTCAAGTGTTCATCCTCAATTTTTTGGGCGTATTTTTTAACAAACTCCCATGAAACTAAAGTACCATCCTCTTCGGCATATTGTGATGGATCTTCTAATCCTAGTTTAATAAATGAGATAATACGCTCTATTGAAGACCCACTTTGGTAGTCACTATACCATACTCCGCTTTCTAGATTATCACCCCCATCTAAAATTGGAGCATAACTAGTCATTGTTCTACTATATATCTCTTTATAATCTAACCCTAATTCTTTACAACATTCAACACCATCTCTTAATACACCTGTTTTGTCAGTTATATTATAGGGGGCATAATAATCTACTTTATCAGAATCCCAATTTCCTATTTTAAATGCATGCTCTAATGCTTCACGAAATTCTTCGGAACAATCAGGGTATATTCCTGTTTTGGTTTTATTGTTAAAATCCCCCATATGTGTTCCTAGAGCTATTTTACATGACTCTCCCGTTCGTTTAGCTATTGATAAAGCTATGGCATATGTAATAGAAGCAAATATGGCATTACGATTGGGAACCACGGTTGTCAAAGCATTTTCGTGAGCATAGTGGCCCTTTTTCATTTCCATAGATCCATTATCTATCAAACCGCTTACCAGTAGATTAGACAACCCCCCTAATGTTATTATTTGGTGGGTTAATTCAAACCCTTGGTCTTGGAGGTATTTTACTAACGATTGAGCTCTTTCTAATTCTACTCTGTGTTTTTGGCCGTAATCAAATGAGATACAAACTACGCTTTGATATTCCCCCAAGCACCTTAATAATAGTGTACTTGAATCTAATCCCCCACTTAATGAAACTACTACGTGATCTTTTTGTTTTTGCATTGTTAGTATAATTTATAAATGCCCGGTATTAATAGGATATAGGCTAATCCTGTTTTTAATTATTTATATTTTAGGTGATATTGCTAATCCATCTACATTTATAAATTTAGCAGGACCACTTATGTACCCCTTGGGTAAGTTTTGACTTATTATACTTTTATATAGTAAACTCTTTTGACCTTTAGCAAAGGATAAGGATTCATCCTTATTTTCTTCAAATATCAAGATACAAATTAATTCTTTACCTTCCAAAAAATCTTTAACAACCTCCATTAGAGTAGCCATTATTTTTAGTAGTTCTCGGGTATTACTAAATTTTGCCTGGGTGGATATTCCTTTAATAGAATATCCCAAATTATAGAATCCTTTCAATTGAGATTTTTTAAAAATAGGAGCTAAGTCAATATTTTCTACTTCAGACTTTCCGATTTTACTAAAAATAACATCTACTATATTATCATCTTCAATTTCAAATTTATATCTAGTATCCCCCCTGTTATTTATATTGTAAGGAGTTATATTTTTTAAATCTCCAATCTCTAATAAATGCTCTTCTAAAAGAGATGTTAATTTTATAACATTTATACTCATATTTTATTTATTTTTATAAATACCTGACATTAATAGGCTAATCCTGTTTTTAAGTATTTACATTTTAGAATGTTCTCTCCCCAGGTAATATTAGGGGTTTTATTGGGCGATTCCCTTTAGAATCTAGATCACTTCTTTCATCTAATATAACTTTAAACTCAACACCATTAACTTTAAAAATACCTCCTTGTTTTAGCATTTTCCTAAAGAAATTTTCCTGTATCTCGTTCCAATCTTCACTAAGAGAAATAATTTCTTCTTTATCTGATGGGTTTTTATTTCTATCTATGTAGATTTTATGATTAAACCTTATTGTTTGTTTTTTTAATGCCATTATAATTCTAATTTATGTTTTAGTTTGTTATCATTAATAAATAAGAAATCTGATTGGTTTAATTTACCGTTCCAGTAATTTAAGCTTCCTATATCAAACACTTTAAATCCTAAAGGATTTAGGAACGATATTATATCCCCTATTAATGGGGCACCTTCATTATATTTAAGTATAGATAATTCTAACTGCAAAAAAGAACTATTTAATATCGTATGCAACCCCCCCTTAATTACATCTAATTCAGCTCCCTGTACATCGATTTTAATATAATCATATACGGTTGTTGGGTTTACAATTGAATCTAAAGTAGTTGTTTTGATTTTTACCTCATGGGGGTTTTTGTAAAATGGGGTTGTTTCTTTATAAATCGAGGAACCACCACATACACTATTATTACCTTCCGAGGTTTGGGTGTAGAAAGATACTTCTTTTTCTGTATCTAACAACATACACATTTTATAATTAGGGTTTACAATTTTTAGGAATTCCTCACATTTAGGATTACCTTCAATACTTAATATTTCTATGTTGGGGAATATATTGGTGAAGGAATTGTAGAATTGACCCAAATTAGCCCCTATATCTAATACTCTTTTAGGTAAGTAATTAACATTTGATAATGCTCTTATCCTTTCATCCATAAAATCATTCCACAGGTGCGACATTTTAATTGTTTTTAAAATATTTATCTAAAAATTCCCTACGGTAAGCATGTACATTACCCTCATATTTAGGGTTTGAAATAGGTATTTCTTTTATTAATTCTCCTAATTTAACAGCTTCAATACAAACTACTCTACCTAATTCTTTACCTGAGGCTTTACCTAAATAGTTGTAAAGTGTTAAAAATTCATTTTCTATTTTATTTACTTCAAAAAACTCGTGTAGAAATTCTCTAGTATATAAGAATACTTTACCTTTATAAGTTGGTAAATCTAATTCCCTTTGTTTAAATGGTTGTTTTCTAAGTATTGAATATGCGTGAACTTTTAACCCCATCCCATTCTCATCTTTTTTTCCGGTGTAGTCATAAAGTGACATCATTGTATTTTCCATGTTTGTTTATTTTAAATTATTAATCATTATTAACCTTATTTATATGTAAATATACGAATAGTATATGATGGGTGGGTTAATTTAATCGTAGTTATACTTTAGTTAATTTATATTTAACACCATCAATCTCTACAACCTTACCTTCACAGGTTTTAGTTCTACTATTAAATTCTTCTTCGGTTAAATTGACACCATTAATATAGTAAGCTTTATATCCATTTTTATATTCAATAGCAGGACCATCTTCTCTATGAAGTTTACCATTAATGTAGAAATATTTATCTCCGTTTGCAAGCTCTACAGCAGGTCCATCTTCTCTATGAAATTTACCATTAAGGTAGTAATATTTATCTCCACCTTTATACTCTATAGCAGGTCCATCTTCCCTATGAAGTTTACCTTCTAAGTTGTACCATCTTGTAATATCTTCTATTACTATTACTTCATATTCTGTCATAATCTCTATTTTATTTTATTATTTTGAAATATATTGATTTTCACTTTTTTGTTTAAAATTAAATCCTGTACCATAGACGATTCTTTGTAGTTTTTACAATCCGTTACATCTACATTAATATGTATTCCTAACTCCTTTAATTGTTCAGGTGTTAATGGTCTTACGAGTGAGGGTTGATGTGGTTTAGGGTATTCTCTTTTTAGTGGATCTTTCTTAAAAAAATATCCTGTTGTATCCACATAACGGAGAAGTTCTTTATCTCCCTCTATGGTGATATTTCCTGATTTTGCTTTAAGCATTACAATCTTAAATCCTAATTTGTTTGTAAGCCATTTAATAAATACTATATGTATTTTATGCATAACTTTTACTTTGTATTCTTTCATAACTCTATACCTTAGATAGTTTATATTTAACTCCTTCTATATCTACAATCTTACCTTCACAGGCTTTAGTTCTATTATTGAATTCTTCTTCGGTTAATTCCTTACCCTTAATGTAGTAATATTTATTCCCATCTGTATATTCAATAGCAGGCCCATCTTCTCTATGACGTTTATCATTAATATAGTAAGATTTATATCCATTTGTATACTCCACAGCAGGCCCATCTTCTCTATGGAATTTACCCTTAATGTAATACCATTTATCTCCATTTGCATTCTCAACAGCAGGACCATCTTCTCTATGGAATTTACCTTTAATGTAATAATAATTATCTCCATTTGCATATTCAATAGCGGGCCCGGCTTCTCTATGAAGTTTACCCTTAATGTAGTAAGCTTTATATCCATTTTCCCTCTCAATAGCTGGACCATCTTCTCTGTGACATTTACCGTTAATGTAGTAAGCTTTATTTCCATCTGCATATTCAATAGCAGGCCCATCTTCTCTATGACATTTGCCATTAATGTAATACCATTTATCTCCATTGTTATATTTTATAGCTGGACCATCTTCTCTATGAAGTTCATCATTAATGTAGTAAAATTTATCACCATCGGCAAATACGGCTGGACCATCCTCTCTATGTCTTTTACCGTTAATGTAGTAAACTTTATCTCCATTTGCATTCTCAACAGCAGGACCATCTTCTCTATGTAACTGGTCTTTTGAATTAAACCATGTTGTACTATTTTCTGTTACTATTACTTTGTATTCTTTCATAATTTTTATACTTTAGATAATTTATACTTCACACCTTCAATCTCTACAATCTTACCTTCGCAAGTTTTAGTCCTATTATTAAATTCTTCTTCGGTTAAGTTTCTACCCTTAATATAGTAAGATTTATATCCATTTGTATACTCCACAGCAGGACCATCTTCTCTATGAAGTTTACCTTCTAAGTTGAACCATGTTGTACTATTTTCTGTAACCTTTACTTTATATTCTATCATAACCTTTATTTTATAACCGGATCAACATTAACCCCATTTACCCCGTAAATATACGAACATTTGGCTGGGGAGCCTAATTTATTGCGCATTACTTTTAAAGGTTGTTTATTTTTCTAAATTTCTTTACATTATAACTAACCATATTGTAATCAAGCTCACCATATTCCATATCAAAATGGTCGTTCATATTAGCTTTTGGTTTGGAATTTAAACCGTGTTCTTTATATTTAATTCCTTCTAGGGCCGCCATTACTGGGTTTGAAGTATCAATTGATTCAATTTGGGGGTGGTTATCATACCAACCAAATTCTGATGGGATGGTACATCCTAATAAATGTAATTTCAAACCTTTTAAATGTTTAAGTTGGAGTAAATCCTGTACAAACCGTACTCTACCTAATGCCTTCCCCATGTCCACGTTACTATGTGGGAAGAAATCATTATACCAAGTAGCACCGTAAGATACACATAATTTGTTATAACCTAAACCATATAATAAATCAGCACATAAGTACGCTTCGTGTTCATTATGTCCTTGAATTACTGTTATTGGTTTTGTGTTTGTGGGGTATGGATACTGTTTCCAATATTTAGCTTGTGCTACGGTTTTGGGGCAATCCATCCAAACATCAGGTACTATGAATTCATTAGGTTCTAATTCGTTAATCCAATATCTTAAACGATCATGGTTATAACCATGTCCCCCATTTATATCTTTTAATTCATGTAGGGAGTTGTCCATAACAATATAGCGTCCTTGTTCCTTTGCCCATTTAAAATAGGACAAATAATCTTTATCTTGATCTAATAAGTGAGGTAAGCAAAAATCATACTCATTAAATTCAGGTGATACCTTTAACAAGCATCTAGGTACTTCATGGTTTACAATCATATAACTATTTTTATTTATTTTAATATAATAACTTATTTTTAATTAGCCTAATTTATTTAATTATCATTTTCTTTTTATAAACCATAACACAATGGTTATATAACTCCGATAGCGTGCCCCCAAATAATTCTACTTCTCTATCATAATCTTCACAAGTCATGTAGAATTCTTTAGGAAATTGTTTTCTAATATAGGCTAATTTCCCTTTTTCGTCTTTTTCAAAATCTTCATATAAGCGTTTTCTACGAGCGCGGTCAATAGTAGTGGCTTCAACCCAATGGTTTGAATCCATCGTTATTTGCTTTTTACTATTCATCTCCATTTCAGTATATTTGGCCTGCCACCAATAGTGAGAAAATGCTAAATCTCCATTCTTGATTTTATTTAATAGGGGGGATTTTGGATCCAGTTGTGTTTTTTTTGGGGTAAATCTTCTCCACCATGTAAACCTATTATAATTGGTAGATCTTAATTTAGATATTTCCTTCAATACAATCTCTTCATTTTCAACTACATATTCATGGTTTTCTATCATAAGTTTATTATTGTATTTAATTTAATCACCTTTTCATATGTTATATATCTCTTTTACCCTCATAAACGTATTTTAATGTTGGGAATCTTAAACTTATCCCACCTTTGTCATTGTAAGTTTCACTGAAGTATTGGATGCAAACTGTTTTACCAACAATTGAACCATCCATATATTGTAAACGTTGTTCTTGGGTAAAACCACTTCCAACCTTTACCTTGTGACCTTTATGTTCAATATAAACTTGAGCTAACATTTGCATTGTAACAGATTTTCCATCTCTAACAACTTCATGGTTGTCAACATCAAAACCAACAACCTTATATTCAGCGTCGAAGAATTTCTTAACTTTAACTAAGTTTTTAGTACGTTTACCTTCATACCCAACATTCTTACGTAACATAACACCCTCCCATTTATTATCCGAAGCTATTTTAACCCACTCCTGTAAATGATCATCCCCAGTTATCCTATATTGTTGGGTATAACGTAAGATATTATTGTTAATAAAACCACCACCACACCAACTTCTTAAAGTATGTAATCTTTTTTCTAAAATCTCATTTCCTTTGGCATTATCAAAATCTTTATTATCAAGCATATCAAATATCATATATGCTGGGTTGGCTATTTGGTGATCTTTACGTCTCAACTGCTTCATGACACCTTGAAAATCTTCATTCCCTTTAGCATCAACTAAACAAATCTCACCATCAAATGTAACGTTAATTATACCTGTCGCTTCAATTGCTTCTTTTACTTTATTTAATGTGGTGAATTCTTTACCTGTTCTGCTAAATAGTGTACATTTCCCCTCAGTATTAACTCTGGCTAAACACCTAACACCATCTAATTTTCTAGATGTATACCACCCCTCACCCCATTTATACTTCCCATCTTCAAATTCTTTTGCTAATGCAACGGAAAATGTTGGGATTAAACCTGGAACACCTTTATTAATACCTTTAGCACCAATTCTAATATCTAAATCTTTATCAATGATTTTATAAATCAAATCCCAATCAATATTAGATTGAGCAAATCTATTTACCAATTTTATTGCATCATGTCCTGTTACTTCCCGAGTATTTAACATTTTCAATAGTGAAAGTAATGGAGTAGTATTACCATAAGCTACCAATTCACTATTTTTTAAACATGTTTTACTAGTGGTATGATATTGTTTGTAGGGGTTATATGTTGCTTCGAGTACATCGTGTATAAACGTTGAACTACGCGCAATAATCGCAGATTTCTCAGTGGCACTGCTTGTTGATCTCATCTCTTCGATGAATATTTTTAATTCTGTCATAACCTTTATTTATTAATATTCGCAACCTTGCTTACACCGTAAATATACGAACAATATTTGGGGATTCCTAATTTTTGTGTGGGTGTTTTTTATTTACGTACAAGAATTTCTGTACTCCTCTGTACTAGGAACTTCAATTGATTTATGTATTGGATAGTTTATATTACCATCAATATATTTAGATTTTACTTTCCATTCTTTCTTTGCTCTCCCATCACAACCCCATGATTCATCTGTAAATGGGATATTTTTACTAAGTAAGAGTTTTTCCAAAAACCTCCAATTGGCTCTAGCGGTACCATCTTTTAATGTCCATTTAGCTACAAAACGCAAATCACCACTTGGGTTTGGATCATTAGCACCATCAACTATTGGTTGGAGGTGGAAGTTTTTACTAAATAGTACATCAACATTTTCTTGAGATAAATTCATAACCTTTATTTATTAATAGGGTCAACATTAACCCTTTATTACCCCGTGAATATACGAATAATTGGTTGGGGAGTCTAATATTTACACGGGAGTCTTTAATTATACTTTATAGTAAGATCATCATCTTTCTTCTTCCCTTTTAACTTTTCCAACCTATTAGTAAGTGTCTTCCACCCCATAGGACCGTATTTATTGGTTTTAGGTATTTCATTTAACTTTCCCTCTAATTCGTTTATTTTATAATCTAGTGGGGCTTGAACCAATTCTTCATTAGGTAATTCATGTTCTTCTAACCCATCTATATCTTCCTCTAAATCCCATACTGTTACTTTCTCAACTACTGGTATACTTTCACCATAAATATTTTCCTTGGTTTTTATTTTTAATTTATCAAAAGCAAAATTTGCTGATATGACTAGGGCAATAGCTAGTGGGTCGAATACAAATATAATAGTTAATAATAGATAATTAATAATTTCATCCATAGGTGTACCTGTTAACCCTGATAAATACTTTAAGGGGCCTAATTCCCCAGCTACATCGTTGTTAGTTGATCTTTCTATTATTTCTGTTTCATATTCAAATAATTTAATATTTAAACTATCTACTCTGTCATTAATTGTAGTTTGTCTATCAACTGCTTGATCTAGTTGTTTTTCTAATGCTCTTCTTGTAGAGGATGATGTAGTAGTTACTAATACACCTTCAGCGTTTGTATATTGTATAACATTGTTAGCTAAACCAGAACGTAAATCAGTTACGGCCTTATTAATATTTTCCTTCTCATTAGCATATATGCTAAGTTGTTCTTTAGTATTATCTCTCCGGGTTTCAATTAAAACTATTTGTGAATTAATACTCTCAGCTTTAGATGCTGTTTCTTGGTAGGATGAAGAAAGAAAACCATATATCCCCATACTTGTAATTAATATTAATACAAAACATGATAGGGAAAGATAAATTTTTAGTAATAATGGGAGTGATTTTCTATATTGATATAAAAGAGATGCAATTACTAACTTAGCTATCTCTAAAGAGGAGGCCATTAATCCTACTGCAAAAGCTGTTCCTGCAAATAGTTTCATTAAACCGCTAACAGAATAGAATGCGGCTGATACTGATACGGATAAAGCAGAAAAGGCTATAATGAAAGGAAATATTCTTTCTTGTATTTTTTTAATCATATCTTATTATTTTTGGTAGGTTTGGTTAACCCCACAATAATATATATAGATACGAACGAGGGGTGGAAGAACCAAGAGATTTGTTACTTCTCCCTTAATCCTTTATGTTTATCTATTTTATCTAAGATGATATTTAATAGTTCATTTTTAATAAAACCTGCCATAGATGCATTTTTTAATGCTGATATTAATTGGAATGCAATAAAAGGTGCAATAATTGTTTCACTTAACCACCATGTACCCATAAATCCTTTTTCCACCATTAAGATAGCTGTAAGAATTAATTCCCAAGTTGTTATAGACTTTAAAACTCTTAAAGATTTATAGGTTTTAAAGCCTTCTTTCTTTGTTCCTGCTATTATTCCAAAAAATCCATCTAACAATAATACAGCGGCTATTGCCAAATATTGTTCAACATTTTCCATTGTTAATTGTAGAAAATAAGAGCAAAGAAAACCTACCCCTGCTATGCTTGCTATTGTTATTTTCATATATGTTATCCTAATCAATTTTAATTCTATTTTTTGCTACGTGTAATATTCTTTCTTCTAATTTAGATACCCTACTTGTTAGTTCTAATATAGTTTTATTTGCACTTTTTAAATCATCTTCTAACTCTTCAATTCTTTTTTGCTTGTAATTACTTTGTTTTGAGGATACAGAGTGGTTTATATCCATCTTCTTTTTTATAATAATCCAAACCTCTTTAATCCCAAAAGCTCCAGCTAAACCAGTTATTACAAATATAAGAGTTTCATTATCCATTATTTATTTATTTAAATATTTCAACCAAGGAGAATATCCATTTTACACAATGTTGTAATTTTTTCTACAATTTATTCTTAAGTATTTATATATCTTTAGACTCAATTAAAGTATAAGTAAATGAATTACCCCAAATTTCTCTTGAGGTTTGACATATATCTAAAAACTCATGCCAATCATCATTATTAGCTATAACTTGACAACCTGCTGACCATTTATCTATCTGGGTGGATGATCTACCAACATTACTAGTTGCTCTGTGAATATTAATTCCAAATAAACCTTCCTCTAAATTTTCTTCTAACAGATCATATTTATCATCTCTATCATTATCTCTATATACTTGGACTGGTTTTTGTTGACCCAGTGCTAGATATTTACCTTGATGGAGTCTTAGTTTATGTGAACTTCTATATTGTCCGGGTTTAAGAATAGCTACTCCTTTATCATTTAGTAGATTTTTTACCCAATGTGTTCCAGGGTCTGTGGTGCATTTGTAACAGTGAAATTTCCATTCACCTTCAACCTTATATGATAGTGTAATATAATCGTCAAACTTATTTGTTACCTTTCCATCTGTATCAGAGTTTCTAATTCCAATTATATTAACATCATAATCGCCCCCAGTAAAATATTTATATTTTTTGTTGTGCATTACAACCTCAATTTCTTCTCTTGTATAGCAATTCATCTATTTATTTTTTTCTTTAGAAGAAAATATTTTAGTAATACCATCAATCCCAAATGATCCTAAGGTAATCATTACAAATGAATTAAAAATTGTATCAGTAATTAACAATTCTTTTCCAAATATTCCGGTGGAAATATCAGCAATTGCAAATATAGTCATAATGGCGAAAGATGCAAATCCTACAATGTTTTTTTCATTAAGATCATTACTATCTTTAAAAATGTTTGAAAAGGTCATAATTTTATTTTTTATATAATTTATCATAATATAACAATCTTTATTGAAACGTTTTGTTTATAAATATAAAAAAGAGGGGTGTTATTACACCCCCCTTAAGAAATTTTTGTAAACTGTTTATCCTAGTTTAAGGATTTTAGTTCACTGCAATATATATGAAAAATATTCAAGGCACCGCCTATCCTTCACAACTCGAACACTCTGAAGATGTTCTAGAACCTAAATCCCCTTTAATTACAGAGTCGGTTCTTAGGTAGTATAGAGTTTTTATTCCTAATTGATGAGCTGTAATATGAACTTGATTAATCCATTTAGGAGAATCAGTTGGGTCAAAAGCAACATTTAAAGATTGAGTTTGATCTATATATTTTTGACGTATTGCAGCCTGTTGGATTAACCCTAATTGGTTAATTTCAGGAAATGTTAAAAATATTTCTTTTTCATCCTCAGATAATACTTCGTTAGGTAAATTTGATACTGACCCATTATCTACTAGTATCTGATCCCAATATTTGCTTTGATTTTTTCCCTTTTCATTAAGAAGTTTTTCTAATTCTGGGTTTTTTACTATAAATGTTCCCTTAGCCCCATTAAACACATAAACATTTGCGGGTTGGGGTTCGATACCTGCTGAGCAATTATTAATACGTGAGTTTGATACTGTGGGGGCGATAGCCATTATATGAGTATTTCTCATTCCTGTTCCCTTACACCAAAGAGGTTCACCATATTCTTTAGCCATCTGTCTAGAGGCTGCTTCTGCCTTTTGTCTAATATCACTAAAAATAGTATGAGTCCAAGCTGTTGATGCTAGTGAATTAAATGGTAAACCCTTTTGTTGGAGGAATGTGTGCCATCCCATCACACCTAAACCTAAGGCTCTTCCTTTTCTAGCGGATCTGTGTGAACGTTCCATTGAATCTTTACCATTAGTTTTAACAATAAATTCTTCCATAACTCCATCTAAAAAGTAAGTAGCTACTTCAACTACATCTGTGTTCTTCCACTCATCATATTTAGCTAAATTTAAAGAACTTAAACAACAAATAAATGAATGTTCCTCATCTGTGTGTAAACAGATCTCAGAACAAATATTTGTCATTGATACATCTAAATTATTCATCCTATATGCTAGAGGGTTGTCTTTATTGACGTTGTCCTTGAACATTATATAGGGTTCACCAGTTTCTACACGTGATTTAAGTATTTCTAACCATAATGACATAGCCTCACTATCACGATCAGTTAATCGCTTCATAAAAGCATCATCTACAACTACACATTGGTGTAAATTTAAACATTGTCTATTAGCATCACCTTTGGGTCTACGAATTTGTAAAAATTCTCTAATATCTATATGGTTAATATCCAAATTAACTGATGCTGCACCTCTACGGACTGAGCCTTGGTTAGTAGCAATAATGGTTGAATCATAAATCTTGGCCCAAGGAACAATACCTTCACTCTGACCATTTCCTGTAATTTCAAATCCACTACCTCTAATTCTACTAAGTGAAATACCAACCCCCCCACCATAAGAAGTAAGACGCATTAGTTCGGCATTTGTAAGACCAATACCACGTATTGAATCTGGGGTGTCAATTCCAAAGCAACTAATTGGTAAACCTCTATCTGTACCTGTATTACTAAGTACAGGGGATGCTAAACCAATCCACCCATTCCAAATGTATTTAAAAAATTTACTTTCTAAATCTGGACGATTTAAACGCATTGCCACAGCATGGGCTACTCTTTTATAGGCTTTGCGAGGTGTTTCTCCTGGGATGAGGTAACCTTTTGAAATTGTTGATAATGATACATTATCAAAAAATTCAGGAAAATCTTTCCCACGCTCCCATTGTGTGTAATCTTCTACTATATTTACTTTCTCCATAATTAAAATATTGATTCATCCCATGCCATAGTTCCCTTAGAGTAATTAGTTACTCTAGTGGAGAAGAAATCGGAATGTTGTTTACCTGCTGATAAATGGTCGAACCATTTCATTCTTTCAACGGCTGTCATGTCAATGTTAGTAATAATTCCTTTATAACCTAAATCACCTAACTTTGTGTTAATTCTATTTTTAATAAAATGTTTTAGGTCATATTGTGAGCAACCTTCTAAATCACCTAATTTATAAACATTATCTATATAATCTAGTTCTAGTTTTAAGGATAATAGTGCTGCTTCATTTATTGCTGCCTCAAGTTCTGGGGTTTTTATTTCAGGGTTCTCTTCGAGTAATGTTCTAAATAACCAACACCCAGCTTCGGAGTGGAGAGATTCATCTCTAATACTCCACTCTACGATCTGCCCAACACCTTTTAACTTATTTCTCATCTTGAAAGATAAGAGGATGGCAAATGAAGAGAACAAATTAACCCCCTCGGTGAATGCTGAAAATATAGCAAGTGATTTAGCAATTTCATAGACATCTTTCTCACCATTAAAACTATCCCTAACAGTAGTAAGACTTTGAATTTTAGCCATTGTAGTCTCATCTTCCATAAATTCATCAAAATTTTCAAGACCAAGTGTTTCATTTAATAATGAATATGCTTCGGCATGGATTGTTTCAAATGCACCAAATGTTGTAGCCATCATAATAACTTCGGGTTTTCTAAACCATTTTGTTACTAGTCCGGACCAATAATCATTAACTATTGTTTCAGTTTGTGCAAATCCCTTTAAAATAGAACCAATGATATTTTTTTCGGTTTCATTTAAATTTGATTTCCAATCTGCTAAATCTGACATCATGGGTACTTCTGTGTGTATCCAATGGGCTTGTTGTTGTTGTAACCAATAATCTGCAGCTTTTTGATATTCAAAAGGCTTATAGACAATTCTCTCCTCTAGTAGGTTTCTTCTTTTCATTTCTTTTTATCCATTTAATTCAAAAAATTTACTTTTTAACATTTTCTTATCGAACTGATCAATACCACCTCCAAAGTTATTTTGTTGTTGTGGTTCATCTTTCTCATAATCATCTTCATTATATTCATGTACCTCAAAATGACCAGTTGAAGTATCAGCTTTAACACCATAAGTTAAACCATCCATTCCATATCTATTTTTCATAATATGAAATCTACCTGTTCCATTTACCTTATCTTGTTTTTTTCTTGAAAGAGACATACAGAAGTCAGTTATCATTATTTTATCATATGAACCTGCTGCTTTATCTCCCTCAATAACATCATCCTTAGCACCTGCTCTATTTACTTGAGAAACTGACCAAATTGGTACATTTAATTCACGAGCAAGTCCCTTAGTGCTGATATAAATATCATCTATTTCTCCTTTTCGATCTGCTGTTCGTTTTTTGGTTGAAAGTAAATCTACATAATCTATTATAATCAAATCAGCTTTAATTCCTAAATCTTCTACCTTACGAATATGTGATTCTATCGTAGATATTGTTGCTCTACCCGTTGGAAATTCTTTAATTATTAACTGTCCAGGTAGTTCAGGGAGTATGCCTTCGATTTTTTCCCTATTTTGTAGTATCTGATCAACAGGGATTTTAGAGAAGAAGGCATCATATCTCCTACCAACATATTGTTCACCTAGCTCAAGTGTGTAATGAAGAACATTAAATCCCATTCTTACAGCATAACCTCCTAATGCTACTAATGACCAAGATTTTCCACCTCCGGGGTTGCCAAATATAAGACCAAAATCCCCATTTCCGAGACCCCCTTGAAGTATCTCATTAACCTGATTCCAGGGGGTTGCAATAGTTACTCTTGCATCTTCTCTAAAACGTGACTCAATATCTTTATTATATTCATGCCCCACATTTTTATCATTTCCGGCTTTTAATGCTGATTCTACTAAATGTTTAATACCATCAAAATCCCCAGCTTTAAGTAGATCAACACTATTAAGTAGTGCTTTTTTTAGTTGTTGGTTTTTACAAAATGTTGAAAATTCCTCCTGAACATATTCTAAATCTTCATCTGAGGATTGGTATGCTGATTTTAATTGCTCTCTAATTGAAAGTCTTAATACTTCATTATCTAGCTTTTGTAGTTCTACTTTAAGAACATCCATTGAGGGAGTACAATGATACTTATCATAATATTTAAGTATTTCATTAATAATCCACTGATGTGCTTGATTATCAAAATATTCCTCACTAAGAATATCATGTATATTTATTAAAAACTCTTTATGAGTTAATAATGAGGATAATACTTTTACTTGAAAGTGACTCCCGTAGGAGTTAAGCTTTTGCAAGGTCATAACTTTTATTTATTTAATTTGTAAGGATTCAAAACAATCTTTTATCCAATATTCTACATTTCTAATTATTCCACCTAATTGGTCTACATTATACATTGATATGAATTGATCAGGGAGATAATGAAGATCTTTGGATGCTATAAGTTTATCTAAAAATATTTCATCATTCTTATCAATCATGGGTTTAGACAAATCCATAATCTTATAATTAGTTTTAAGTGATTCGAAGTTTTGAATTATTCGAGCATATATTACATTTTCTTTTAATTTTTCAACTGAGATATTGTAGATATCATCTAATGTCATTTCTTGTGTTGATAATTCGGGGAATAATTTATATAGTTTCTTTTCACCTAACCCTTTTACACCTACTACCTTATCCGAATTATCTCCCATTAAGGTTTTATATAATATAAAATTATTTGGGGACATTTTAAACTTTTCTACCACAGTACTCGTTGTATAATACTCCTTCTCCATAGGACGATACACAATAACATTTTCGTTTATTAGTTGTAAGAAATCCTTATCTGATGAAACTATAAAGACTTTATCTTCTTTCTTTGCAGGAATAACTTGACTTAAATAAGCAATAATATCATCTGCTTCAACCTTATCTATTGTTACAGTTTTAACAGGGAGTGTTTTTAGATATTGGATTATTCTTACCATTTGATCTACTTTGGCATCATCCTCATCATCTTTATCATCAAAAGCATCCCAGTTTGTAATACGTTGAAGGTCTCTACCGGATTTATATTCGGGGAGCAAATTCTTCCTATTATTGGAAGAACCTGCCCCATCGAAAACTACATAAACTTGTGTTGGGCTCATTTGGCGTATCATTGCACCTAATGAACGGAAGAATCCACCTAAACCTCCAATATGAACACCATCAGGATTAACCATATTAAGAATTGCAAAATTCCTAAAAAATAGATTTAAACCATCAAAAATTAATATTCTCTCTCCTTCTACAGTCTCTTCCCCATGCTCATCGACGCTGTCGAGGAGTTGTAATAATTCTTCCTTTTTCATGTATTTTTATTTATATGGAAATGTACGAAAATTCCCCCCAATAATCTAACCTATTTAGGTTCATCTGAGTAACTTGTAATGTCTGTATAGGATTCATCTTCTTCAGCAATTATGAATTCACCACCCCCTAGGATCTTAGCCCATGCCTCAGCATGTTCCTCTTTATACACTTTTAAAGCTTTTTCATCATCAAGAACAAATCCATGAGGAGTCATAATAATTTTCCCCCTAGTAGTAATCCCATTGATGTGATTTTTATCAATTTGAAGATTAGTACGTTTAGCAAATTCTACATGCTTTCCATCTTTAATTGCTTTAATTTTAGAAGTTCCGGCTGACATAACATTACCAAATGTAATTACAAATGTTGAATCGAACCACATAGCATATCCACCTTTATTCATCAATTTTGGTTGACCCATAGGATGTTCGGCTTTCAAAGTCCACACTTTATTAATACAGACTAGTGTATTTGTATAAGGACAACTCTCTTTACGAGACATTACTATCCGTTGATTAACGTTGTTACCGAATTGAGTTGACATTGCACCCGCATTCCACTCATTGTTGTTTTTATTTGATTTTAACGACATTTCACACGGTACAGACCCAATTGAATCCCAACAGAACATCAAGTCATAAGGTAAATTACCTTTCTTCTGTTCATCAAGTAAATCTAAAATAAACCCAGCAACATCTTCAATTGAATTTATAGTTTCTCTATCCACATAGATAAAATTACCATTGTAATCTACAACTTCACCAGTTTCTTTATCAATAACTTCATTTATTTCAAGTCCCATCATCCTCGCATGCTCCCAAGACCATTTCATCTCTGTAATAATAAATACAGGTAGTATACCTCGTTTTTGGGCGGCTACTGCTCCTTCAATCATGGCGGTTGTCTTTCCTGTATCTGAGTGTCCTCGAAGTAATACAATATGACCTTGAGGGATACCGGGTACTGAAGTAACTTCTTGATATGCTTCAGATAAGGGTATCCAAGTTTGCTCTTTAAATTTTGCTTTTGAGGATAATCCCTTTTTAGTCTTAAATCCATCTAAGTTAAAACTTGCTTTAATTTCAGAGGAGACTGCCTCCGATAGTGATTTTTTTGTTCTTGCCATTAGAGTTTATTAAAAAGGTAAATCGTCATTTTCATCATCATCATCACTACTACCAAATAAATCATCAAATTTATCAGACTTAGTTTGTTTTGATACTTTTGTATTTAGTGAGTAATTTGATTTTTGTGAATCATTATCAAATGAAACTGCAGGTTCGGATGATATTAAACCTTCTTCCTCCTCACCTTCAGGTGATAACCATTCTTGTAATGCAGCTTTCATCTCATCATAAGGGATTGGTTTAAATACTTTCATTGGATCCGCTTGGTTTTCCAATAATGATTTAATTGCATCCTCAGTATCAGCTAATGCCGTAAGTTTCAATGATGGTCCTATTGATGTTTTGTTATATGGTGTTCCTGTTGACTCTGGTCCTACAGTTGATAATTTAATATCTCTACCTTGAGCAATATCAGTAAAATCACCAATTTCCTCATCAGCCGCCATATTTAAGAACTCTTGATAAACTTCTTTACCAAACTGCCATAATTTAACTCCTTCACTTTCTTCACCACGAACAATAATAGGTGCAAATGTGCGAACTTTAGCATCTAATTTTTTAGCTAAACGCCAGTTTTCCTTATCACTTGTACTACGTAGTTTTTTAGCAAACTCCTGTATTGGGTCTTTCTCACCCCAATTAGCAGGGGAAGCCATCACACGTTTACTACCAATCCCATAATAAAACATCATTTCAGTGAATGGGTTGTCTTTATTATATTTTGAGGGAACAACTCTAATTAACTGTTTACCTACTGTTGGTTTCCAGAAGAGGTTTTTATTACCACCTCCTTGGTTACTTGCCTGACTCTGAAAGTCGTTTAGGCGTTTTTTGATTACATCTAAATCCATGTTTATAACTTTTTATTTTGATTATTTATAACTACATTAATATACGAACTCTTATTAAGATATCCAAGTATCTTTTTATTTTTATTTTAAATCGGTTTTTATAATTATAGGGCTACCCTCTAAACTATAACTATATTCTTGAGCGGTATTGAAATCATGAAAAACAACTACGTCATTCTCATAAATATCACCCCCACTAGAATAAAAGGGAATTACAATATATACTTGAGGAAACATTCCTTCATTCAAATATTTTTTAAATATATCTAATTCTTTCATTATACTTCGATTATTTTGTGTATTTTTGTCTTCAACTGCTTCAATTCATCATGTTGAGTTAATAGAATTGTATTTTTATAATGCTGCCAATCAATTGGAAATTTAGTATCAACTACTCCCCCATTCAACTTTTTAATTAACTCATTTAAGGCATTTATTGAATAAAGAGTATTAGAGTCTTTCTTCCTATGCACCATAATGGTATTTGGGGGGAGGTCTGCTACATTACCCAGATCTATATTATAAGTACAAACATACTCATCATTACTTTTAATGTGTAAGACAAATATCTTATTATACATTATTGAGTAGCTGGTAGTTATATGATTTAGGGTATCATTTAATCCTTCTAAGGTTGTAAATGTACAAAATAATTTGTTACTTGCCATATCTCTTTCTGTGTGATTTCCAGTATCATATACCATAGTATACATATGAGAGGGACTTTGTAAAATTGAATTCATAACCTTATTTTATTTTATATTATAGCTTCTTACTATAGGCACAATGTACGAATATTAACTAAAAAACCCAAGTTATAATTTATTTAATTTTATAGATTAACTAAACCATATCATGGTAATTATCCCCACTTACCATTTTAATACGAAGGTCATACTTCGGGAAGATATCCATAATTTCCTTCATTTTATCTCTCTCGGTTTTATCCACATCAAAGCAAAAACTATCATAAGTATATAAAATCAACTTAGTTTTGGCACCTCTTAATATTTTAAACATATCCCACAATATTAATACATTATTTGCAGTTTCTGTTGATTGTAGTATGTAATTCAACAATTTGGGTGGATTCATATCTTCCAATTCATCTCGCTCAAATCTATAATTTGAAAGAGGACATTCAATAAAACCCTCGGCTTGATAGCGCTCCCACATCTCATCAGTATATACTCCTAACTTCTTAAAGAATTCCAGATCTTTATATTGATCGAAGGCCCCCCCATACATTTGTCTAAACGTTAGCTCCTTAGCTTTCTTGTAATCCACTTTATACATTTCTGCAAATGCCATATGGATATCACCACTACCGAAAGTAAAGCCCACCAAATTAGCGAGAAGAGTAGGATGATAAGCGCTAATATCCAACTCAATAAGGAAATCATTACGAGGGATAATAACTTTTCTATCCCCATTTTCTTTATTAATTGCGGCATAATTTACTCCTTTAAATCTATTTGAGGGTCTTCCTGTGAGGGTTTTGAAGTTGAATTGCGTGTGGACGTATTCTCCATCGATATCATGAAAACGCGATTGGAATTCATCTCTATTAACTCGTAAGCCTGCTCTTTCGATGGCGTTGAATACCACTGTGGCTTTTGTATTAAAAAATTCATTGATTGGCTCATTTATTCTTTTTTTTAGGTCGTTAAAGGTTTGCTCACAATATTCATAGTGTTTTACAATCGGAATAATGCGGTTTAAGTCTTTTTTATCACCCATCTTGTTGTAGAAGAAGGAGTGGGTTGTGGTAAATTGTTGTATATATGGAGGGGAATTTAATGTTATGTCGTGAAGAGTTTTTAAAATAAAATAATGTAAAAATTCCTTTTTATCCCTAACGTATACATTTTCGAATGTGTTTAATACGTGTTTAACGTCGTTTATATCGATTAGTAATGTCTCACTATGGCATATGGGTATGATGAATCCTTTAGGCGAATTTAACGGTTGAATATAAACAGCACATACATCATTTTGTGTTGGGTGAATCCTATTATTATATGGGATTATCTCAACGAATACATTCTTATAATCCTTGTCGTAAAACTCCCTTAATTGTTTTTTGGATTCAACTAACCAATACATAACTTTAATTTTGCACCAATCTACGAAGGAATAATACTAAAACCTAATTATTTGTAAAACTTTATATAATTTTCCTTTAAGAATCTCCCCAATCCCCTTATTTTTCCTCTCTTCTCAGTTAATAATATTACATTTCTGTTTGTGTTGAATACTTCTTTCCTATCTCCTATCAGAGTCCATTGGATAGAAAAAGCATTGTAGGGTTCCCATAGGAATTTAATATCTTGGTCTTTTAAGGAAGTATATGTTTCTTTATTTAATTCTAAATAGAGGGGTTGATTTATCTTTACACAAAAATACCTAGTAAATGAACCTAAAACATAATTTTCGGATGTTGGGTTTGGATAGAATTGGGTTGGGGTAAATTTCCTTGTAGATCCCAATAAATCGATGTTTTGTAATCTTGAATAATCCACTACCATTTCTTCACTATACCCCGGTGTGTTTATATCATCAAA